GAGCTACACGTTCCCAATTGCTTGATATGTGAACATCGCCAGTATCGACAGTCGTTCCTGCTGTAACTCTCCATTCATCTGCAACTGTTATACCTCCAGCCGCACCCCAAGAAGGGGCTGCAGATGCTCCACCAGATTTTAAGACCTGTCCGCTAGTTCCATAGTTGGCCCCTGCAATACCTAACTGACCAGCCGAAGCAACACGAAATCTCTCACTACCACCAGTGCTAACAACTATCTGATCAGCGCTACCTGATAGACCAGTATTTCCGTCCTGCGCTTTGTATGAGGGGGCCGCCGCCGATCCATCGACGTTGGTTATTCCATTCGTGCCGTCAAGAACAATTGCCATATTGAGATCTTAGCGAGTAATACGACGACGTAGCAACTTCATCACACTATTACCCAACGACTACCCGATGGGATTGTCACGGTTTGACCGCTTGCCACTGTAATTGGGCCTGCACTTAGGGAGTTAGTGCTTGCGGGGATCGAATATGAACCCGTGACCGTTTGACCGTAATTAAGGAAGATTGCATCTGAACCTGTCCCCGTCGCACCACCGCCTCCCCCAATAGATCCCCAGCTTGGGCTACTTCCTGTATAGCCTTCTATCTCATTAGTTTGGGAATTGTAACGTATGTCTCCAGCAGTAGGGCTACCAGGGCGTGCTGCCGTATTGCCCGACGGCAACTGAATTGATCCCGTGCTATTGAAAATGACCTCACCTGTAAAGGTGTTAGTTGCTGCGCCCAAAGAGGCAAGGCCCAAATTAGCCGTTGCCATTGTGCCTACTTCTACGTAGGCGTTGTTAGCGGCATTCCTGATATACATCTTCCCATCGCCAGTGTCCGCATACCATTGATAAGCAAACGTAGTGGATGGATCGGTGGACTTACTGTTATTAGACGCAATTGCCGCGAGTGCATTATTTAAGTCTGATCGGACCGCTGCGCCCGTACCGTTGGCAATGACATAATCATGTTCAGCCATTGTTTATACGCCGAAGTAGCAAGGTGCTTTTAGTTTAGACGCCTAATCCATACCCGGTTGCACCCCAGGTGAAATTCTTGTCTATTGCACTTCCTCCTGAATTTTTCACCGTGAAAGTAAAGCCCGTTGAGGTAACAGTTGGACCGTCGATATAATCACCCGAAGATAAATTATTAACTTGCAATCCAACAGAAGGTAGATATGCATTCACCCCACCTAAACCGCTAGTCCCAACGAAAAAGGGCCGTGAGAAAGTAATGCTTTTAGCACCTGCGCCAGTCGCAACGGCTGCAACGCTTTGTTCTTGCCTTCTTTGTAAGGTCGCCGAATAGCCAAGCTCTTTCACTTGAATATTTTCATCCGTATCTGTACTGGTTAAAACTGCCTTGAAATCAAACCCTCTAGCTTTATGGACACCATTAGCGAACTCTTGCCATGCACTCCAACTGGCGCCACCGCTTGCAGGGTCATTATCGGTCGTTCTTAAATACACTTTTGCATCAACGTTATTCACTGCGCCGTCCCAATCTCCCCAGGTATCAACTAGTGCAGCTCTTGCGTCTAAATCGTCATCAGGAAGATAGCCGACGACCTTAAAATGCTTCTTCAAATCAAGAGAAAAGACAGCACCTAAATCAAGCTTGCTTGCAAAATTATATGTTCCAGTCGGATCAACATTACCCCAGCCAACATCATCAAAATCTGTAATAGCGTCTACATCTGCAACCCCATCAAAGCCCAACATTTCAAGAACCAGCGCACTATATCCTGCGTCGTATATGACGTCTGTTTTAGTACCAGAGAAAGGTGTAGGACTTAATTGATCTTCCCTCTGAGTTAAGACGGCTAAAGATCCCACAGGATCAGGCAAATCAACAATTACAGATGTTGCATTAGTACTCTCGCGACCTCCATCGTCCACAAACTTAACCAACATTTCTCCTTCCAGTAGGGGCACAATTGCTTCGGTTTGTGCTCCCGATTTAGCAGCAATAAGACTCGTACTATTAGCCCATGTTGCGGCTCCTGTTGTATCCGATGAATGCTTGAACTTAATAGAACCTGCAAGCTTGACATCTAGCTCTGTTGATTGATCCCAACGCAAACGACCTGAATTATTGCTAATAGCTTCAAAGGTCAGATTGGCAACATCAGCAGGCGGCGCAGTTTTACCAACTGCATTTAATGTCAACGTTGCAGGCGTCGTTGATGGCTTTAACGCTGCATTCAAAGAAAATACCCTTATTTCATAAGCTCCCGCCGTTGTGTCAATAATGTCAAAATCTGGTCTAGTGATTGTCGATTGGCTCCAGTTCCCATTATCTTTGCGCCACTGAATCCGATAGTTTGTAACTCCATTAATCGGCTGCCAACTTGCAATAATCTTGACCTTTGCAGCGCCATTTTCTTCATAAATTTGCTCTACTGCTGTTAATGCATTAGGTGGATTTGGAATTGCATTTAGAACAGATACGCTACGGCTAGAAAGGGTTGAGCCATCTTCCACATAGGCGTATTTACTTGAGTTATAAGCAAGCGCAGATACCGAATAAGAGGCCTCATCTTCTGAGATACTGACGATTCGCCATTGACTTGTTTCTAAAGTGTCATTCTGTAGAACCCAAACAGAGTTGGCTTGTGGAGCGCTACTAAAAGCAGAGCTAACAGTAATAACAGCACCACTAATTGAGCTAACCGCTTTAGTCTCAACGGAACCATCAGATAAGACAACGCTTAACGTCGGACTATTTGTTGCGTCTAAATCTGTTTGATCTTCATTGTCAACAGTGACGGTTGTTGTTGTTGCTGTATTAATACGACCTCCACGCCTAAGACCTCCCCTCACTGGATCTGATATGTCAATGACATCACCGGGAGCGATACAAACCCCGGCATCTATTGAAGTAACAAAGTTGACGATTTCTGTAGAGTGGAAAAGTGTATAAAGCATCCACCGCCCAAGGCGAGCCGCACGCGCTCTATCAGTACAACCAATAGCTTTTACATTTTTTTGAACAATTCCCCACTTATTTTGCATCGCCGTATCTGACACCTCTTCCCAATCGATCTCTTGGGTTTCGTTGTCCATATAGCTGACATTTATTTGTGTTGCCCTAGTTCTTGACCCACTACCGCTATAACTAAAACCTGGCTCAGCAACATTGGCGAGAGTAAATAGATAAGAAGAATCTTTTGGTGAATCCTGGCTTAACGAGATTCCACCCGCCGACCAGTACGCCATACATCGCATAGAACTACAAACATCATTGATCAATCGAAACGCATCGGTCTGCTGACTAATTACACCATTGAAAGCAAATCTTGCATGTTTTGATCCCGTCCCTGTTCCGTCGTCTATCTGTTCGTTGTTATAAACACTGACGTTATAAAAAGAATATTTATCTAGCTGGGATTCTGAAACATGATTGCCAAAACCATATCTCTCATTCGTCAAAATATCCCAAAGGATTAGAGCCGGGTCCGTATGAGCTTCCTTGCCAGCTTTGAATAATCCATTCCAAGCACCGGTAAAAGTCAAACTACCGTCACTCTGAACAGTAGCATTTGAATACATCTTGGTTTTGATTCCTCTGACCTTATAAACACGTGAAGGAATCTGTGGAAAGTTCTCAGCGTCAAATCGCAACGCAGCGTGAGCAGTATTTGCATATGCAAGCTGCTTATCAATGATTTCGGTGTAAGTACTCCACTGGAAAGCATCAACTAATTTTGAATCTGTACTATCAGCAGTGTTCCTGATAACTCGAACATCAACAGGGAATGCTCCACTTAAAGTGATCCTATAATCGCGGAAATAAGCACTAGAAGAACGCCCTTTAACTGTGTCCGTTATTGCCGTTGCATAACCACCACTATTGTGTTGAATCTGAATGCTTAATGAAACTTCAGCGCCGTTAACATCTCCATTATCCTCAAACTTCTCTAACCGAGGAAATGCAACGGTAACCCTAACAGCATTTACAGAAGTGTTTGTAATAGACCTGGTGACAGGGCTTCCATTCGTTACAGCAGCACCTACGCTATTTTCTGTTTCAATATCAGATATTCCTGAAATATAAGATTGACCTGAAGTGCCAAAGCGAACATCAAAACCAACGTCTTTAAAGTTATAATCTGTATCTTGTAAACTAGTGACATTAGCTGAAGACGTAATAACTTGCGTTTGATTTAAATAGACGTCTTTTAATGCTGCATTGTTGTAATTAGTTGTGCCCTGGGTATAGCCACCATCAATCGCACTTGGAAAACCAGCAATCTCACCTTCCCCTAGCGCGTCTACGTAGGTTGCGAATTGTTTACTACCTAACCGATCCTTTGGAAGCGTCGGGTCAGTTAACCTTGTT